TACCAATTGAAAGAGCTGTGCCACCAATACTATTGATAAAGGCATCTAATTTGGAAGTATCTGACAATAAGCGACAACAATTCGAGAGGACTCCTACATTGTCGCTAATAAAGAAATTACTATCATTCCATTTAGTATTATGATCCGAACACCAACGAGCAAATTCTTCATCAACAAACTTGCCATTTTTATAAAGAAGAGAATATGTAAGCACAGGGAATGTAAACATACACTCGCTTCTTATTTCAGAAACCACTTCCATAAAGATTTTTTGATGTTCGATTATATCATCAATATAATCTATAACAAAAGTACCGTCCGGATATTCCACCCCACCAAATAATCCTTCGATATAGTTTCTGTCAAATATAGATACGTTGGTAAAAGCAGACTGATCTACCCTGAGAAAAGGTTGATTGAGTCTGTAAATATATTTTTGAAAATTTTGCCTTAGATAATATTCAGGATTCTTCATGCAATAATTATTTTTAGCGTCATTCTTCCAAAAATAGAATGACCATATCAGTATGTTTGGAAGTCCAACCGCGCCAGATGATCTATTACAGAAAAACGATATGTATTCAATAACATCATCAAAGAATGTCGTTAAATGTTTAGGGGGCTGGTTATTATAACCGTCTAAAAAGAACAATCCCTCAGTGGCTAACCTTGTTAAATCGAACGCATAACAATAGGGTCGGTAAGAGCTGGACGGTGCATCATGAAGATAAAATCCACCGTTCCATTCCGTTTCAAGCCAATCTCTCGCAGCCTGTAAACCATACTTCTTTTTAATTTCATAGAATATTTTATTAAACGCAAACAGTTTATCCAGCGACTTGTCCTTTTCTGCTTCAAGACTTACGATGTCTTTATGAGAAGCGTTGGCATTACCATCAATAGTAGTGTTTGCAACGACATCGCTATCAACAAAACCTTTGATGAAACTGGAAAAATCTATCTGAGAAGGGTGAAGTCCGTTTAGTATTTCAAAATCTTCGCCATACTTAACACGCATACTATTTAGTGCCGTATCAAAATCTCTGTCTGTTTTTATATCTATGTTCATTCAAACCATCCCCTTTTCTTATTTAAAGACTATTGATATAATCAACGCTCTCTTTGAAATCCAATACCTTGTCATTAACTCCGAGACAAGGTACTGTCGTCATACCCAATCTCAGCATTTCGTCCACATCGTTCACAATCTCATATTTGATTTCCTTAGAATCAAGTTTAGCTTTAAGCACCTTGCACTTGGGGCACCCCGTAGAATACAATACTACATTCATTCCAATCACTCCTTATAAATAATTCCAACCCACCACACCCAGCTTTTATTTCAACTCAGCTCCGCTCTTTATCCTTGCCGTATACAACAGGGATCCCGTTTTCCATGGCTACAAAAATTTCAACCATTGTTCCCTGAGATTCCTCCCAACCATTCTCGGTCAAAACCCAAACCTCATCGCACTTCTTTAAAAGAGTCGCACATCGTCTAAGGTCATCAAGTACACATTCCGACCTTCCATACCAATGACAAAACTGAGAGACACCGTTTATGAAGCAATACGTCGGATAATCCTCTGACAATTTTCGACACCACATTTCAATATAATTCTTGTTCGTGTCCGATCCGCCATAAGCTCCCGCAACATAGATCATCTTCGTAAAATAATCCTTGTGCTTATCGAGCGTCAAGAGCGTCGCATCACGCTCACTCTTCACGCTTCGCCCTTCTGCGTTCATGGCGATTACCTCCTTGCTTGGCGTTACTAATTTCATGAATCTTCGTAAGAAACGAAGCCTTCTGAATATTTGCATACCATTCCTCAAATGTCGAACCAGTCTTTTTATCTGCGCGATTTGCAAAATTATTATCCCAAAGCTCTCGCGCAAGTTCTTCGTCCGTAAGTATTTTATCGAGAACTGTACTGATGTTTACGTTAGTGTTATTATTAGGTTTTATTCGAGCTTTCATACAATCACCCTCTTGTCAATATTAGTCAGTAACATCTTCGTCGGTCATAGTACCAAGCTCTTCGCAACAACCACAAGAGCAAGTGTTGTGACTATCAAGATAAACCTTGGGAACGCCGTATTTCTTTGTGGCCAACTCTTCGGCTTCCTCTAAGAGTTCCTGTTCGTGGTATGCATCTGCTATCTGCTTTGCGAGATTTTCAATTTCGCGTTTCTTCTTACGCTCGGCCTTTTTAGCAGCTCTCTTAGCCTTAGCTTCGGCATGAATTCTCTCTTCTTCCGCTTCGATCCTTGCCTTTTCTTCCGCCTTTTTCGCATCTTCAATAGGCTTAATCACAAGCCTGTCCCATTCGTCAAGCATTTTTCCGCCGTTACCAAACGCTTTCTTTGCAACCGCAGAGACGAAGCCTGTGAACTGGTCTGCCTTTTCCGGGTCGCAAACAACCTTTGTTTTTGTACCATCGCTCCATTCAATTATGGTTACACCGTGATCCATTATGTAAGTATAATTCTTAATCTTAGGCATATTAAAATCTCCTTTTGTATTTTTAGCGCTTGCTACCGTTTTCTTAGAACCACCCCAAGGATATCTTGAAGCAGTGTTGACACCTTTTGAACCCCTTAGAACATCCTCGATGATATTCCAACTATGAGCAGCAGCATCCCAAGCATCTTTATACGAATGCCCTTTATGAGACTCTCCAAATATTATTTCCTTTTCGATCGCATTCACAAATGTCATATAGTCAACCTCGTTCCCATCAATTTTATAAGTCTCTCCAACAACGACCCTTCCCACTTGATGATTTCGTTTTCTTGTGCATAGTTCATCATCATATACTCCAAACGTTGACTCATCATATAACCAATTCACAAAACCGTTTTTGTCAGTATAACTACCAATTACTATCATCACTCATTACCTCCAACAATCGCTCCTAAAATCGCCGCCAACACAATCAATACAAGCGGAAACCATATCGGAGCCATTATACAATACCACGGCCAATCAATTACACCACACAGATCAAGCACTATAAACGCTATGTTTAGATTGTAACAATACTGTAAAAATGTACTGCCGTTTGACGATGAATTATTATTTTTCGTTTCATTACCCATCTAAAATTCGGTGCAAGATACCCCGACCTCTTAGGTTGGGGAGGAATACACCTTCCTCCTTTCGATTAACCAACCATGATTGTGGTTGATAAGTTGTATATTCTTACTACTTAATGAACCCTTATTGACTTTTATGCCATCTAAAGTGCGTATATCAAAGTAACCATTAAGTCGTCTCCCAAAAACAAAATATTCACAGTTTTTGTATCTGACCGTATCAAAAAGTTGATACCCTTTAACAAGTTTAGGTGCTTGATTGCGTTTCCTTGTTCCACCCTTATTAACAGTGAACTTGTGTATTTGTCTATTATGACAACGTACTTTTTTCTGATAGTATATCATACCATTACTTTTAGCTTCCGGATTACCCGAAATACACCTTGCATCTATGTAGTGATCTTTGGGCAACTCATTTTCGATTCTTATATTCTTAGTAATATATCCAAAAGTCATACCAACATCAGAGTACTTTTCTTTCAGCCTATCGTAAAAAGTCCACCGCATAATACCCATGAACACAGAATCACTGAATTTCATTCCCCGTTTAATAGATTCAGGCAATTTTACAGTTTCGTTGTGATACCCCTTATGACAAGTTTCACATAAGGTTATCAGATTATTTGGAGCGTTACCGCCCGTTTTTCTGCTTTCAATATGGTGTACGTTCAAAACTTTATCTTTTGATTTACCTTTACAACATTGGCAGATATGGTTATCACGAAACAATACATATTCACGCACATTCCAAAAATTAAGCTGTTCTCCCTGCTGATATTCTTTACCTTGTATATCAGAGTTCTTTATTTTCTGAATATCAAAACTTGCTGTTTCTACCACGATTTTTTTGACAGGTAGTATTTTATGAATTTTGTCAACTACTGTAAGATGTGTTTTTATCTTATGCTCAATACTCGGTGCCAACCAGCCCTTATGCTTAGAATGCACTCGGTTATCAAACCTCGCTTTGCGATAACGTGTTTTTCTATTACGTCTTGCACGTCTTGCTTCTCTCCTTGTGGAAAGCAGTTTAACAATATCGTTTCTCAATTCAACATCTGATTCAAACAACACCTTGTCTTTTGTCGTTGCTGATACTCCGATATGTTTACTTCCTGCATCAATGCCAAGGGTTATATTTTGAACAAAATCCGTTGTATCATAGAGCAATCGTATTGTAAATGGACAACGCTTGATTACTTTAGCCTTGTTGGTTTTAAGTAATCTTCTAACCTTGCCATGCCTTTCAGTAGGCATAAGTGGTTGTCCACCCTTGTTTAACACATATACCATGAGAGACACTTCCTTCCGATAAATTAAATTTTTACTCTGTAAGACAGCACATACAAGCTGTAAGTCAGCCTTCCCCAATGTTATACAAGGTTTGCTGTCAGCAACACTGTTTCTACCTTCCAAAACTGTTTAATCACTGACCTTAGAGCTACAGATTAGGCTATACGTCTGTAGGTAACTATTTGGCATAAGCTATACTTACACCATTCTTGTATAACGTAGTTCTCTGAGAACTTAGGGTAGTCAACAGGGAGCTTGAACATCGTTTTTCAAGCTCCGACCTCTTAGGTCGGGGTTATTGACCAATTGTCGTCCTCATGAATTACCTCCAATCATTGTCTTGACCTTGTCATTGGTTAACCAATTTGGAAACTCATCGAGCAGATTAGAATATGTAACGTCGTTTGCTTTCTTAACCTTAAAGAAATCTGCGTTGTCAACGTACCTCCCTGTCATATCATCGAGTTTCTGCAAGTAATCAAATCCGCCACTACCAAGCCCAACAAACTGCCAAAAGATCGGTAGCTTAGACGCTTCCTTAATTATAGAAGTTGTCTCGCCCTTGTCCCAATTATCTCCGTCGGTAATGAAAATAACATAAACGGGTACGCGAGTGTTCTTGTAAAACTTTACAATATCCTTGATTACAGGTGCATAGTTTGTGCCACCTATCGGATTCTGAATATTCTTTTTTACATACCCCGCAATATTATTCATTTTAACATCCCTGAGTCGCTTGGTGCTGTCGCTGAATCTCCACGCTTCCATCACACCATCGTCATCGAACTCCATCGCAAGTGGAAGCATCTGCTCGAATATCGACTGCACCGTTCCATTCCCGTAAAGCTCGTCCATTGAACCCGAGTAATCTATCGCGAGACACACTCTTGCTTTGAGTCCATTCAGTACGGGCTTGGTTAAGCAAACCTTGTGAACTTCTTCTTTTGAAAGATTTATCTTTTTTGATAAGTCAAACGGAACACTGTCAATCTTTTTGTTTCTACTAAATAATCCCATTTTAATTCTCCTTTGATTCGTTTCAACTTTTTGTATTTAGGTATAACCAGCTTCTTTATGTGCTTGACGAATAATATTTTGATCTGTTATCCAATCAAATTGAGCGGTTAGTATATCTTCTTCCAAAGGACAATGATAGCCCAAAAACGTCGTTTCATATTCGCATTTGCAAGCACAGTTCATGGGGTATATAATTTTAGTTTTCACTTCAAAAACATAATTCTTGTCATTCTTAGAAAAACCAACATATAGATTATTTGTGTCAAATGGTTTGTTATCGCCTAAGAATCTGATTTCTATTCTTTTGCTATAACGTGAGCCAATTTTTAATTCAAGAATTTTCAAAAAAAATCACTCCTTATTTGGTCTTATTCCAAGTGCGGTAAGGTCGATAACATTTTTAGCTTTTTTGTTTATAACATAGCCTTTATTATCAACTATACTAATTTCTTCACGCCTTTCTTTATACGCAGAAACCTTGCCGTTTGAAAACGAGCCAAGATAACCGCGCGAACCTCGTTCAGAAAAAACTGCTACATCATCAATGCTTATTTCATTACCGAGATAATCAGTCATCACTATTCTCCTTAATAACCTTATTCTCAAACTTCTTATAAGCATCGAGATACCATTCCTTCTTGTCACCATTGTAGGTTACTTCGTAATACATTCCGTCCAAAAGCGTACTTGAAATGAGGTATTTCCAGTTCTGCAAAGCCTTACACTTCCAGACTGTATAAACCTCGAAACTTGGTATCGTGTCCGTCTTGTCAAGGTGTTCAAGAATATAATCCATAACTATGTTAAGTGCTTTCTCGTCCATAATATAACTCCTTTATTGTCCAAGCATTTCTTTTGTGACTTCGATCCAGTTTGAATAAACCCCATCCTTATCATGTGCTTTTCGTAATTCAAACTCTAACATTGGCGCTTCTTCTATCAAACAACTAACTAATTCTTGTGGATAAAACTTTAGACCTAAAGCCTTTTTAATATCCATACGTTTACAACCAACACAAGAATCAACGCCATGATATTTAATTGAAGGCGCAGCAGTTCTATAAATCTCGTGTCTCATATTATAACTATAATACGCCGTTTTAATTAAATAGTATTTGCGTTCTCTGTAATCCATTGCTCACCCTTCTTATAAAACCTCGATTTTATTTATTCTTTTCAATTTCTAAATATAAATAGAATAAGGATTTAGAAATTTGATTTTAGTCAATTGTGCCTTTTAGCAGATGCATAATTACCTCGACTGTCCACCCCGCACCTAATTGTTTATAACTCTGTGTATCGCTTACGGGGAAATCAAACCAATCAGGAACGGTCTGTAACCTCTTACACTCACTAACTGTCAATTTCCTAATTATGTAAAAACCATCCGTTAGCTTTATCGGATATTCTTTATCCTTTATTTTTATCATTCCGTCGGATACTTGATATACCGCATAACTCTTTCCATCGGCACCACTCATGGCTTTTATTGGAACACCATTCTCGAATTCAATGGGAATGGCATATAATCCTGTTTTGCCACCAGAGCCGCCAGAGTTTCCTTTGAGTGTAACTGATTTGCCGTCGGGAGAATAAATACGAAACCCTTGCGACTTACTCAATTCTCCATTCGGTCTCGGTAACGCTCCGACTTGCTGACAAATCATTGAGTCTTTCTGTACTGTTGTAACACAGTTTGCTTTACCGTCGTCTCGAATTTCCATGTGTTGTTCGGTCTCTTTGCTACCAATATAACGTCCTCTTTGTGCGACACCTAACACAACAGGTTCAAAAGTCATATTGCCTTGACTCTTTTTAAAATACTCTCTGTGTGTTGTTCGACCTATACTGCCAATAACAGCTCGTCCTTTTTCTCGATCTGTCACTCCATCGAGAACATCTCTAAGCAAAATCCCACGATCTTCGGGTTGTTCAATATCAACCTTGCTATAAGTCCCATCGTCGTTTCTCTTGCCGACCCAATAGTATCGCTGTCGATTCTGTGCGGAAACAAGCGCCGAGTTAATCATAATAGGCTCGAAACCAAAAGCGTCGGAAATTGATTTGTAGATTTCGCGGGACATTGATTTATTGTTTTCGTATAAAAAGAATTTTGGTTGAGTATCACGTAAGGCTCTTACATATTGAGAGAATAGATTCCAACCCATACCGCTTGCTGTAGTTTCGCGTCTTTCTTTTGATTGTGCAATGGACCAGTGGGTACAGGGACTACCCCCAATTAAATAATCAAAATCCTTATATTCTTTAAAATCCCCCTCGAACACATCTCCATGATGGATTATCTCGGGGAAGTTATGGCTCGATGTTTTAATTGCATACTTGTCAATTTCATAGGCATGATACTCGTCGATATCAATGCCAAGCTGTTTAAAAGCAATCATGCCACAAGCCATTCCATCAAACAAGGACAGAACTTTCAAACCCATCATTTCAAATCCTTTCTATACTAACAATATTTCCGCTCAAATAATCTACCGCACCACAGCTGCCACTAATCGTAACCACACTCGGAAGATATTCTGTCTGCACTACAAACTCCACAACGTTGCAACCGTTTCCTGCGTAATGGTACCAAGAGTGAATGTCGTCATAAAACACCGCATCAGTTCCCTTGGCATCCGCTTCAATCACTGTATACACGTTACCCTCATCGGTAGTAATTCTGAATCTATCACCGATTTCACCGTAGATAGTTCCGAGTGCTACACAATAATCATCGCCAATTCTTCGGAATCCATCTGAATCAGTCCAAGCGTACTGTTGCAATTCCCACTGTCTGCTTGTTGTGTCAGTCAAGGTTCTGTAATCCATAAACATAAGGAACGAAGAATCGCCATAAGGAAGTGGTAGTGTTTCAAAAGTGCAATTATTCGTTTCGATATCATCATTATCAAAGATAGGCTCGATTGGACATTCGACATATTCGGTTGTGACATCAGAATACGGAACCCAATCACATCCGCACCTATCAATAGAAAAATAAAGAACCGCCTCGTCTTTCTCGAAGCGATCCTTTTCTGAATATGTATTGTTTGTTTTTGCCATTTGACGATTTATACTATTTTGAACATTATTGCGTTCGATTATTTCTTCCGAATTTTTCTTGTCGAGATAATCGCAAGCCGCAATCACGCCCGTTGCCAAATAAAGCAACACCATTATCTGCGCAAACGTTCTTTGCTTTCTATTCATTAAATCAGTCCTTTACAAACCATTCGGCGAAATCTTTATCAATCTTGTCTTCAAACTCATCGGCGAACGAGATTTTGATTGGCTCATTAAGATTGAGCGACATAACACCCATCAGCGAGCAGGCTGGAACAGCGTACAATTCCGTTCTCACTATTATGTCGTCGCCATAATCTCTTGCCGTATTCACAAAATCCTTAATATCTCTTATCGTTACAAGACTAATCTTTCTTGTCATAATCAATCACCTTTCTTTGTTCTATCTATAATTCTTGCAACCGCTTTATCCCAGTCGTACCTATAAGGCTCGCGCTTTTCTTTTCTTTCTTCGCTTGTTTCTTTTCTAACAGTGACTTCTCCGCATAACCTTTCATAGTTACCAATCATCATCCGATATTCATAATCAGCCATGTATTTTTGATGAAGCCCAATCCTATTCCTCAACACTATCTTCCTCCTCAAAGGCACAGCTCGAACATATCTCCAAGCCGAGGTGAATTACTCGTTCATCTTCAGGGATAAGTCGTCCGCAATTTTCACAACGCATCGCTGGAACAACGTTACCGTAGCACTTAGGACAACACTCTCGCGAATAGCTTATTTCGCCACCCCAATATTCGTAATATTCTTTGGTTTGCGCGAGGCATTCGTCAAGGATTTCGTTGCCGCAATCCATACATATGTAATACATTCAACCTCCATTATGTAACGGGCGGAGTTGCACCGCCCATGCCCTAATCAATCCGTTTCATCAGTAATCTTGAACTTGGCTTTTTCGAGTTCTCTTTGTATCTTGCTTATCTGTTCGTTGAATTCCAACCTCTCTTCCTTGGTTTTGAGACAAGCAAGCCCCCTGTCTGCACAAGGACACTTGACATTTAATTGACACGGTTTGACTTTCATAGAACCATCTCCTTTTTATTTTGTTTGAGATCAACTCAAAATCGGAATGATGAGACTCGAACTCACGACCTCCTGTTCCCAAAACAGGCGCTCTACCAAACTGAGCTACATTCCGAACACTCATATGTAAATAAAACTGCCCCAACAGGATTCGAACCTGTGATGATATTGGAGGCTTCAAAGACCTCTGCGTTCAGCCAACTTCGCCATGGGGCAATAACAGCTCGGAGCATACACCCCGAGCCGATTATTATTTTAATATCGTTTTCAAATAGTATTTAAAAACGCCATATATGTAAATCGGCGTATATGCGTTGTTTGGTATAAACAGTATTTCGAGATTATACTTATGGTTAAAGCTATGCAAGGTCGCCGCAAAAGAATTTTTGTTATACTGCGTATTATACCGCCCTTCGATAATGTCCGAATATGTAGCGTTCTCAATCAGCAGATACCTCTTCTTTGCCTTCGCCGTTGCAAACTCCTCCTCGAATCGTGTTCTCCCTGTTGTGAAATTATTCGATAACTCCTCAAGATTCGCTTTTCGTTCAACGAATATTTCGTTATCCATAAATAAAGGTCGCGGGATTGAAAGGCCGGGATTCTCGCCAACGTAAAAGCTGTAATCACCCGATGATAATGCGCGGCTTTCGTACTGTATACCATGCTTGTCATAATAGTCAAGAATGTGTTGATTCTTCTTTTCTCTTGTGTCTACCAGTATCACCATGCTATTTATTATGCTTTTGATTTCGGAATCCGTATATTTAAATTGTTCTATCATTTCACCACCACCAATCCTTGTATCCACCAATCGAACTTGTTGGGGACTATCTCAAATCCGTTTTCGGTTTTCTTATACGCAGGTTTGCGCTCGAACTTATTTATCATAAGAATCATGCCTTTGACAATCTTGTGTTTATTGAACAAAGGTTTCTTCATTTTAACATCCATTGTGGTTCCCTTTGCGAGAGAATACACTGTCAGCCTCGGAGTGTACTTTGTGTTCACATCGAGAACCAATACTCGCCCTTTCATTTTGGGATCAACATAATCTATGTAGCCAAGATATTCTTGCTGTGCTTCTATTAAACTTTTAACAGACCACTTAACATCGGGGACGCTGTTTTCGAGATACCGCATAAACTTGTCGGGGTCTGTAACTCGATACTGTTTCGCAGTTTCCGAACAGAACTCTATCATTATGTCTCGTCCCAAATCCGCAGGCGAGCCTTTCTTGATTATCTTTTTGCCGCCAAACGTTTGATAAATATCAAACAGTCTAAGTAGCCGTCCAATTCCACCAAACTCCTCGAAGAAATTCAGCTTTATCAAAATCTCTGTCTGCCTTGCATCGCACGGATTGACCTTTAAGAAATCCATAAAGCTCTCAAATTCTATATTGCGGAGTTCGTAAAGTGCATTACTTGTTTTTGCATTCATGTGTTTAACAGAATCAAGACCTTTGTATATTGTCTTATTCTCCTTGTCAAGCGCATACTCTGCCTTTGAATATCTAAACTTAATCGGCGCAATTTTTATACCAAGACCAAGCGTGTACTTGGTTATCGCTCTCAACTTTTCGTCGTCGGATTGATATATATTAAGCGCTGTCGTACAGGTTTCCAGCGGATAATAATGCCGCAGATAGCCAACCGCAAAACCAATAAAGGAATACGGCAACGCATGATTATAGGAAAACAGATAGTCGCTTGCGTCCTCGATTACTTTGAGGAATGATTCGATTATCTTTTCGGATTCTTTGGGCGGGACATTATAATCGTCCTGCATTGTTTGTATAAACCCTTTTATATAATGTGTCTCGGATAGGTTTCCGCCATTTTTAATAATTGGAATGTCCGTCTCAGTTCCAGTCTTCTTACTAAAATGACGGCGAACTATATCCGCCTCACCCATTGTAAATCCGCAGAACTTGTGCAAGAACTCAATTATCTGACATTGATAGACGAGATAACCAAGAGTTGGCGCAAGAAATTTGTTAAGTTCCTCGTTACCGTTATCCTTGTAAATTCCGTTACTCAACTGATCGCGGTACGATGCTCCTGCGGGACGTATCGCACCATTCGCCATACTCATTAAATCCAGATAGCTAAAGTTTGGGTTCTTTTCTTTAACACGCTCAATAATTTCGGGTTGCAAAATGTGTTTGAGATAATCACTTGCATACCCCGACTCGAACTGGAATATCATTGTTGTGTCTTTCGCAATATCGTTCCAAACGTTCATGTCGTTATAGTCTGTGTTATCGGGCGTGAGATAGGGAATCCCTGCCATTTCACAGGTCTGACTTATCAATCCCACGCAGTCAAGTCCGAGAATGTCGAGCTTAACATAATTGAGCGAGTCAATTTCTTTCATATTGATCTGCGAGATAGGCTTGTCGCTGCTTGATATGTACAGCGTTCCAAATTCTTCCTCAACATCGTATGGAGAAACAACGAGACCCGCCGCGTGCCTGCCGAGACTCGTTACGGTTCCACGAAGCATATCGACATAATCGAATAGCCTCTTGTGTTTCTCACGTATCTCGTCGGGGATCAGTTCTTTTTTGTCTTCCTCGTAGACCATGTTGCACATTTCTTGTGTTTCGGCGGGAGTGTAACCCAATGCCCTGCCCACATCTTTTATAGCACCGCGCATTTTAATAGTATTGAATGTTATGATGTTGCAACAGGATAGACCCTGTTTGTTGAATAGATATTCGCGTACTTTATCTCTATCAGTATCGAACCAGTCAGTATCAACCTTTTCTACCCTCGGTTTCCCGATACTTTAACACCAATTGAATGGTGGGAATAGACTATATCTTCAACCTCTTTCGAGGTGCATAGCGCTTCCAAGCAAGCATTTCATCTTGCCCGTACATATTAGTCGTTACATCTTTTGCATACGCAACTTGACACTGGATTGCCATATCGAATTATCGACTTAGGTTCCCCGGTTAGCACAATCTCTAATCGTCATTTCCTACGATTCCTAACGTAGATTGCACACCCTGCAATTACAGGTTCACTATGTTTATTATCAGTATGTTACCATACAGGCGAACCACATTTAATCCGCTAAACTGATCCTCTCTCGGTTCATGAAGCGTTCATAGTTAAGGTTGTACTTCAATGAATCAACTTCTGTAATACCCAAAAGATACGCTACCAAACTTCCTGAAACCGAACCCCTCGAATAACCGTACTTGACCCCTTTTTCTTTCATCGCCCTTTTATAATCTTCTTCGAGCAATAGGAAATCAACTGCTCCATTATGTACGAAAGTATCAATCTCATACACAATCCGCTTTTTATACTCGTCATAGTTCGGCAACTTATCAATCCCGCGCTCCTTTATCCCCGCCTTTATCTTCTTTTTCAAAGTCCCAAGCGAGTCTTCATACAGCACCGGATACTTCTTTGAATAATCAAGCTCAAAGGTTTCAATCATATCAGCCATAACATTTGTGTTATTGATAGCTTCGAGATAAACTTTTTCAGGCAAAACACCTTGCTTTTTATACGCTGCAACCAACGTTTGATAATCCTTAAATACAAGATCCCAACCGTCCTCATCACTGAACGATATATCCTTAGACTGTTGCAGAATCTTTCTACCCAACACCGCTTCGCCAGTCGCCGCATGAGCATCGGTTCCCGCAATCAATCGAACGCCGTATCTTTTCGACTGCTTAAACAACCACTGATTATACTCAATCTGCTTCTGCACATTATGATGTTGAATCTCCAAGAAACATCGTTCTTTGTTTTGAGACATAAATGTAAGCATTCGCCTAACAACCTTCTTGTCGTTGCTTGTAAGCGCACTGCCGAGACAAGCCGAAGTCACAATAATGTTTTCCGACGTATGCTCCAATTCATCAAGCGACAATCTCGGAACATAATAAAAATGCCCATCTCTCCGAAAAGCGATGGACGACAACTTGTTTAATTCTCTGACACCCTGATAGTTCCGTGCTATCAATACACAGTGATAATTGTCTCGGATTGGTTCATCAGGATCAATGTGCTTCGTTAAATAAAATTCTTCGGCATGGATATATTTCATTCCCGCCGCCTCGATCGCATTCTTTTTGTGAACCCATTCCAAGACCGAGCCGTGTTCGCTGAAGCCAAACGCTTTCATTCCAAACTTTTTAGCAAGCTCGACGTACTCTTTAAACGTTGAAACGCTATCAACATTTGTAACCCCCGAGCTTAACATCGTGTGGATATGATAAGGTGTATAGTTTAGGTCGCCCATGTTTCACCCCTAACATTGACCTCTTAAATCGCATAATGTTTTGCACATCATAAACGATTCTTTCTTTTGAAATTCTTCGCAATTATAAATTGTATCAATTGTCTCGTTCGCCCAAGCCAAAGTATCCTCGACCATCTTGTCAGTTAACTCAATGATATAAAACCTATTGGCGCGGATAAAATTCCAACCGATACGTTTCGGTCTGACTCCTGTCACCTGTTCTACCCCATAAGCATAAAGAGCAAGCTGCTTTATGTAACCATCCATCATATTTTCCTTACTTTTCTTAATATTGCCATTCTTGCCTACGGGATAATCCGAAGTCTTATGATCGAGTATTACCATATCGTCATTCTCTTTATACATGAAATCAATAATACCGCGGAACTTATGTTTACCGACATTAAACTCGATATTCTTTTCTACAAATATCGGGACAGTATTCTGTCTATCAATGCTCGGGCAAGCGAAATAATTCATACCATAGTTGTACAGCTTTTCCGTCGGGTCACTTTTATCTAAAATTATCTCCGTTACATTGTCGTAAAATTCCTTTTCATATTTGTCCGCCAGTTGGTTCTTTTCAATATTCCCTTTCAAATACTGCTCTAAAAGGGAGTGACAAAAGCTACCAAACTGACCATACACATTATCCCTTTTATCACACTCGCACTCAATGTACTTCATATACCAAAGGTAAGGACAATCAGTAAATGCTTTAAGGTTGCTATAGCTCCATACCATTCCGTCGAGTACAAAATCATACGCGCCCATCTCGTTTCACTTCCATCCTATTTTTATACAGCTCGACCCATACATCCCTTCCTTTATCGACAGGAGAATTCTTTTCGGACTCTGCCCCAAGGAGATCGAGCTTATCATTTATATAGTACACCTCGGCAAACCTTCTTAGATTTGCCAAGTTCTTATTATAAAAGTCGGGCAACTTCTTATCTTTGTCGAATGCAATTACAACGTTGACGTGGAGGCTGATAAGCAGTTTGATCTGTTCGGCAGTCAATATTGATGTTTCCGCAGATACTACATTATCAAAACCGAATCCTTCAGCTTTCATACAGCTCTTGACGCCCTCAAAAATAATAATCTCGCGCTTTCCAAGAATCGCTTCTTTGTTTAAATGCAACCCTTGTAGATAATCCATTGTACCAACTTTGTAATAGTTGATGTATTTGGGAATACCTCTCTCTTTAAAGTTGCGATACCGAGTTCTCCCCTTTATGTTTATGAAATTCCCCAGAGTATCATAAACAGGGTAGATCGTTCTATTGCCTTGTCTGTCTATCCTTATCTCATACCGAGGAAATAATTCATACGGAATTCCTTCTTTGACCCACGATTTGTCAATGTATTCCTCGTATGTTTCAAACACGGCCTTATCAAGTATTGCGTGATCCGTCTTTTCCGCAACACTTGGCTTCGCCAAAGTTCTAAGGATAGACAAGGTTTCCGAATGTGTTGTATCCGAGAAATCTTCTCCGACCAATTCGATTGCCCGTTCAACAGCGTCGCCGTAAGAAAGGTCGTCCATTTTCATAATAAAGGTGATTATGTCTCCGTAGGTGTGACACCCAAAGCAGTAGTATCTCTGCGATTTTGGGTCAATCATAAAAGAACCCGTATCCTCATAATGAAAAGGACAAAGCCCAAACAGTTTCCCATTTTTCTTTTTCAGTTCTATAAATTGTTTTGCGTAAACAGTTAGCGGGAGTTTTTCTTTGATAGCGTCAATAGTGGATTGGTTATATCTTTTGAACATTAGATTTCAGGCTCTGCCGTGCTATGCTGATTCTTTGCTTCGTCGATTCGCATTTTGTTTCCGTCGAAAGCAAAGTCGATATACTCGTTGTCCTGCATCTGTTCACCGAGTCTGTTTAACGTTACCGAAAGTCTGTAATTCCCACATGACTGACCATCAACCGCCTGCTCCTCGGCGGTCTTGTTTCTCCAAAGCAAACTCGCGCTACAATATCTTTCGATCTTATCCGAGTCCGCCACGTCACCATTCCTGTTTAACTGACACGCCGCAAGCACTGCAAGGTCAAGATCGCCCGCAATGTTATTCTTCAAAAAGTCGCACTTGCTACCCAACTCATTATACTGCGCCGATGATTCAGTAGTATTGGATTTCATATAATCGAATATCACAAACTGCAACCCCATTTTGTACATCAGAATATTACAAGTCGCATAAATCTTGTCGTTAGTAAACTGCGGGTCATAGATATGAACGAACGGCTGTTCTTTAATCCACTGCTTGGCCTGTTTGATTCTTTCAAACTCTTCGGTCGTATACGTTCCCGACTTAATTGCCTTTAAATCAACATTGGAAACATTCGCAAGCATACGCTCAAAGAATAGCCTATCCGCCATTTCAGTATCGAAATAAACCGTCGGCGTTCCCATTTTTATTTTGTGAATCGCCTCGTTCATCATCCACGCCGATTTTCCTCTTTTCATTCTCGCCTTTAACAATATAAGCTCAGTAGGCTCGTATGTAATGTAAGCGTTTAATCTCTCGAACTTTGATGGAATGCCGAACAATCCGTTCTCGTTTCGTCGGCTCTCAATCTCGTCCCAAAGATCATCGACTTTATCGCCAAACATTTCAACATTATCGTCGGTAAGGAACTCCTGCGTCAGCTTTGACAGTTTTGAATATGTGGTGGAATTCAGCTCTGACAAATCAATCTCTGAATCGCACTCGGCAAGCAAGTTATTCATAAGGTTGTTGTACGACCTCTTGAACGCAAGCTCTTTAACTTTCTTTGCTAACAGAGAATATTCTTCGTCGGATTCCCGCGCAGAACTTTCGCACAGCCTGATGTATTCGTTGATATCAGTGATGTTATGTTTGCGCATTATCTTGCCAACTTTCTTGTTTGAGTTCAGCATATTCGATAGATTGATACCATCTATATTTGACACGCCGCTTTTAACAAGTTCACTTATTGCCCAGTAGATACAACTGTTATCAATGTTATAGAAATATCTCGCTTTTAAATGAGTCCCTTTAAATAAGAACTCGGGGTGGCACACGAGCGTCGCTATAACACCCGCTTCCGCCAGATCGTCCTTTAGAACCTCTGACATATTATCACCTCCCAATTATATAATACTTCCGAATCCCGCCTTTTTGGATTTAGGAGTGTACTGCACTTCCTCTGCGACGGGAACATCTGCCACGTCGAACTTGGGTTTCGTGCTTTCAAGATGTTTCTTATACTCGCTTTGTAGCTTCTTGTTATCTATAAGATAATGAAGTGCATACGGCGAGTTGATTCTCTTTTCGCTATTGATTGTATATTGTATGTAAAAGAACAGCTCATCGGCTGGCACCCTTTTCTTAAATACGATGTTGTTGACAACATTTCTAAGCTGGGCAACCGTTGCTCTATCATCAACCTTTTCCAAGTAGTAATCGACAATCCTTGTAATCATATCACGTTCATGAGCGCACTCTTTATGATAGTAGAAACATCCGTTACCTTTAACCATTTCTTCGGGCGGTCTTAAATCATCGGGGTGCGGACAATGATTGTACCTACACTTAACATTCTTCTGCTTTCCCATGTTACTCACCCCTATAATAGTTAAGTATCTTCTGTGTTATGTAAAGCTGCCCTTTGCCTGTAACCATAGTCTTGGTCATTGGCTTTCCGTTACGCACATATTCTATAACAGTGAAATATCCCTGATTTATATAGTTCTGATACGGCTCGTTATTGGAGCGAAGCCATTTGAATTTTCTTGCCAACTCAAACAGTTTGTTTCTGCCTATGGGAATATCGTAGTCTTTGATTATCTTTGCCATCGCCGAAAAGTCAATACAGTCCGAAGCCTTGGCTATACTCACCTGTTCCGCAAATTCTACTTTGGGCTTGTCTTCTTCAATTTTAATCTCCAAAGCTCTTTTCTCTTCGTACTCTTCAGCCCAACGTCTCGCTCTGGCTGCGGGGTCTTCGATAGTATAGCTATCAGGTTTTTCTGCTATTGAATAAGAGCCGTTCTTTCTTAACACAGGGAGGACTTTTGACGTTACCCAGCGTTTGAAAGATTTCGCATCAGGAAGTTTGCTTAATAGTATTAAGCTGTAAAGACCGCTTTCGTTAATTATAATAACTTTTTGTTTTCCACCGGGGGTCGGCATTTCAACGACCCCTTTATCTTCTTCGTCAACGTGTCCTCGTATTGCATCAGCCGGCCTGCTATATCCGAGTATCTCCGCTACATCTTTGCCCACAAACCAAGGTTCATTATTGATAATAACCGTTCGCACAGAGCCAAACTCTTTATTCTCAAATACTTTAATTTCGTTACTCAATTTATTCCCTTCTTTCGACTGTCTTAGGCATATTCCCGTTTTGGGAATGTGTTATCAATCAAATATATAATACAACTTTCGCTGATAATTATAGGATTTTGCATTCTGCCGATGGAGTCACGAATCGTTACCCCATCGCTTTTATCTTCATCATCAACATGATCTGCAATGGCTTTTTCTGGTAACAGTTTTTCATTTCCCATTTTGACCATCGCTTTCCAACAGATAAGTCGCTTCCAAATCAGCTTCGTGTACAGCAACAACAAACGGATACATTTCCATGGCCTTTCCGACGTACTGATAATTGTACTGCGGTTCGCTAAAACCCATATGCCAACGAATTGCGTAACGTTCCTGCGCCGACAGCTTGATAAAGTTTGCCGCAATCATTGCAGACTTTTCGCCATGGCCATAAGGATTCTGGTCGTTAACAATGTAAAACGGATACTGTTCCCACTGTCCTCTATCATTCTTACGATTCCGCATTTCAACGTCGTAGAAATTCGCCTTGCACAGATCGTGACAAAGCGCGGTGATAATCAGCGTTTCTTCGGGAATCCCAAACTTAGACCACGGCTCATGCTTAAACATGAGACTCAGCATATCATAGACATTAAGCGAATGCTGTAACAGCCCGCCCTCATATGATGAATGGAATCGAGTACTTGCGGGTGCCGTATAGAAATCTGTTGTATGCAAATAATCTATCAGCTTTTCAATACCGTCTCGTTTGGTAGAAAGAAGTAACTCATCGAATCTTTTCGCATTATCGTTCATAAAAAACTCCCTTTCAATGAAAAAAGCGCCCGGTTTCCCGAGCGCCATAAATTACTATACTATTGATATTTAATTAGAACGGAACACCGTCGTCGTCATCATCGTCGTCAAAATCTTCAAAGTCGTCATCTACCTTCTTCTTTTTAGCGGTCGTCTTCTTTGTAGACTTCTTTGTGTTCTTCTTGGGTGCGGGTTCATCATCCTCCTCGTCGTCATCGTCAACCTTCTTTTTCTTAGAAGACTTCTTAGAGTTGGAATCAGAAGAGCCGAGCTGTATGAAATCGAATATCTTTACGCTTGTAAAGTATTTGTTTTCACCCTCGCTGTCCTCAAACTTTTCGCAAGTTACACCGCCCTGAAGAATAAAGATTCTGCTCTTATCTTCGAGGTTGGCAGCCTTGTCCTTTGCCTTGCCAAAGAAATATGCGAACCAGTTGGAGTTTATATACTCGTCATTCTGATCCTTGCGGCTCGTTGAGATATGAGCCTTGACATACTTACCCTTGTCCTCAACATCAAATACGTTTGCGTATGTACCAATAAAGTTAATCATATGTAATCTCTCCCTTTAGAATCACTTAGTTCTTCTCAGCGCCGTCAGTTCTTCGTACAGCGCTTCTGCGGTTTCAATATTCTTAATCTTCTTTGGGTTTCTCGACGGCTCAAATTTGGCGATTGTTTCACCGACTAACTTAGCCTTTTCTTCACCCATCTGCTGAATTTTCTGCGCGAGCTTCATATTGGTGTCGTTGATATCCTGAAGTTTCCCTTCAACTTCGGGAAGATCTTCCGATGCATAAAGATATCCGCCCAATCCTAATCTTGCGATACATTTGGTAAGACTTCTCTGGATTGTTTTGTTGACCTGCATGGCATCAACATTATCATAAGCTATTGCTTTGTTTCTAAAATCCATACAAGGAAGATACTCTGTCACCGTATGTTCTTTTAATTCTTCACCCTCTTCCCATACAATAGTCACAGACGTTTTAACATGGCAACCCACTGGGTCTTTCCATACAAGCATACCATCGTCTGTCTCGTAAACTTTCGCGTAAGACAATGGATATCTTATTTTAAGTTCGTGCCATGCCCACATCCAGCTTAAATAAGATAGCCCATTTTTTTCTTCAACATGATCGTTTACGTTGATGGAACTAAGTTCCTTGAACCAATTTTTCATTTTTTAATCCTCCTTATAAAATGCAAAATGCAAATTTTTAGTATGTTTTCTATGACCGTTAATTACCGCAGAAACCTTGGATGGACTACAACCATTATCAAATGCCGCCTCATTAACCGTGTTATAGACTTTGTTTGTATCCAAACATATTACCTGTTTGGCATTAGGATTTTTTTCGCCACTATACCACACTCTATGTTGTTTCATTTTTTTAATAGCTTCTGGTGAATGAGCTAATTCAACCATTTTTTTGTGACGTTCTGGTGGTATTTTCTTCCCATAATTAGGATGTTTACTCCCACGAAAATCCGCATGATTTTCTCTCATTTTTCTTTTTGTTTCTTCTGAGAAAATTCTTCCTTTTAATGCCTCACTTTGTTTTTTTCTTGTCTCCTCGCTTACAATTCTACCTGTAAGAGCCTTACTAATCTTTTGTCTTGTTTCTACCGAAGGAGACTTGCCAAACTGAGGATTCTCTTTTCCGCTACAAGTATCTCCACCGGGCGTAATATTATAACCATATTCAAAATATCTGGTATGTAATTCTTTAATCAACTCTATTTCCTTTGCTTTCGCCTCGTCTTCTGTTAAGTCCTTAAACAATATGGTATGTTCAAAAGAATCCCATCCATATTTTTGTATAGCATTGTAGAATATAGGAGAACCTTTGTATCCGTCTCCGTTCTTAAATCTATAATTTGGTTTTTGACTTGTAATACCGACATATTTTTTATTATTGATCTTATTTTCATGACAGTAGACAATATATTTTTTCTCCATATCTTATCATCTCCTCCCAATCAAAGTATTAAACAATGATATTTTTTATAAAAATAAAAAGCCACCGCAAGACACGGTGGCTCATGGTTGAGCGTGTTATTATAAATCAAACGCCTTTTTCCATGAATAGTAATTTTGGAAATAGTGTTGATACTTTTTAATTGGTTTATTGAAATACTCTTTTAGCAGTTCTCTAAAATATTTTACATCGAATTCGACATCCTTTTCTTTCTTGTATAGCCAGTGATATAGCCCCGATTCAATAACTCGGGTGGTTGTTAGCTCTTTGTCAACCGCAAGAAACGTGTTGCTATCAAATATTTTATTGATAAAGAACACTGGACACTTGCCGTTGTTGTCTGTCGAAGCGTCACATCTGATAAGATAATCATTTCGTCGTAAGCTCTTTCTCGGCTCGTTGATATGTTTGGGGTTTGCAGAGTTATAACTCTCCATTTCCTTGCATTGTTTTAATGTACTTAGTAGTTCTAATGGAATATTACTTCGGGTTATCTGTGAACTTCTGAACACAATTGTTCTCGCCGTTTCATCGAGATCGCTTTTTAAAACCTCTGTAATCTCCGACTTTGAGATTCCCATGTACAAAAGAATCACGCAAGACTTTCGCATTACGTCAAGCGTTTGCCAATCGTCAGGCTTAAATGAATGATTGATAACGTAAAGAAATTCATCGAAGTCACGTATACTATTGCGCCTTAAAGACTGATAAACATCAAGATCGCTAAACGATATATCCGGAAGTATTTTAGCGCAGAACTCAAAATATCTTTCAAGAAATCGGTAGCGTTTTTCAAATGTCGAAGCTGTTGAATCCAAGTCCTCAAACATAGCCGCGATTTGACTCCGCGAGAAAAACAACACATCCTTTTCGTAAAAGATTTCGTATTTCTGAATCATTCGAAAAAACAACTCAAAGTCATGCAGTTCTGTTTCAGATAGAGTCTTAATGAACTCCGACTTCTGCTTGGACAAGTATGTTTCGGGATTAGAATTTATATCTTTTGTTATCATAATACACATCCTTTGATTAGTTATCTCAACAATCGGATACATATATTATAACATTTCGATACCATTCTGTCAAGGATTAGCACTGACAAATATGTTGAAAAGCCGCATTATCCAAAGTACCCGAGTTAAAAGCGCGGGCTACAATAGGATCGGCGTACACCATCGCGCAAGCTATCCTGTCAAGTTGCTCGTCTGTAAATTGTCCAAGCACTCGTTTGACTTGCCATTTGTTGACTACCCAAGTTGATTCCGCTTCAACGGTCGAATCTTTAATCAGACCTTCAACCTCGTCCTTGCTAAAATGAACATGGGTTAACTGAGCCGATTTGCTTCTTTTTGTTGTGATAGGCAAAACTTTTATCATGGGACTAACCTTGTTTCCGATATTGTTTGACACTATCACACATGGTCTGATACCGCCCTGCTGATGCCCAATGTTGTTTGGGATTTCAACCAACACAATATCTCCCATTCTGTATGCCATATCACTATTCGTAATTACACCACCCCTCTCATATCGAGCGACGGGAGCATCATACAGAGTATCATTACCTTTTCACACCCGGAAAGAGTGACAAGGTTTTCGAGCCTGTTAGTGTTCCCGCCCATGTACTTGTTTATAAAACCAGAAATATCACTCGGATCAATTCGTCCGATTGTTGAGATATGTAAGCGGCAATTATTAAAATCGAGCTTGCCATCGTTGCGTGGAATGATGACGGCGGCCGTACACTTCGACGATGCTTTCGGTCTTTTATCAGCCTCGGAAATCGCGTATTCTAAAATTGCCTCTCTCGTTTCCTTATACATATTGAACCAGTCCAATAGTATAATGTTGTAGTTTTGTTTAACGATTGTCTTTTTGATTACTATTTGATAATCTTGTTCTTTGCCGTGAAAAAACATATACTTGCCTCCCTTAGTGGAAGTGGGTGAATAACTACATTTCGCAACAAACAAATCAATATTTTTGTATCATTATAGCATAAACATTCATTTTTGTCAATAGAACATTTATCCAAAACAACTACAAATCAAATTTTTTGTTTTGTACGTATTGAAAACATTTGTTCCGCACATACGAAATTGTAGGTTTTTCCTAATGAAAAGGGTTCCCATATCAACCAAATGAGAACCCTTTCAAAATCCTTATTTTATTTAGGTTTTCGAGCCTTAGAGATTTCTTGCAGAATACTTTTGAGACTCGTTTTTCTTTATATTTCCACAGTTATAACATATAGCCCCCAGTTTGCCTATTAACACGTTTGCCGGCAACTGAAACAATGTAACCCTCGTCATCAAACACGCAATAATCCAAATTCCAATTAAGGTCGTTCATATAACGAATGCCTTCCGATTCCAATTGTTTCTTAACAAGCCTCTGAATTTCTTTCGGATGCCCGTGCGGTTCGGTTAATTCATTACCCTGCAAGTCCTTACCGGTACTACTAAAGTAAGAATACAAATCCTGCTGTCTACTAAAATTTATATTGTGATAAAAGTCGTGCGCTTGTTTGGCTATCTTTTTATTATCAATATTGTCTCCGATCTTCCAAATTATAGCGAATGCTAAAGTCGCTAAAAAGCTCAATAATAACATTGGCATTCCTCCTTAAAAGAAAACTTTTATTCGTCAAATATTTCATCTTCATATTCTTCATAGCGTTTAAATCCTATTTTTTGGTATTGAAAAACAATTACTTTTGAGCCATCGGGTAATTTAAATTCACTGTTACTATATGTTATATATCCATTTTGCTCATGAAATTCTCTATAAGTATAGATTTGATTCTGCCTAAATATTTCCTTTACGGATTCTAAGTTGGTAAAATCAATAGTATTATAATACTTGATTTTTCTAAATTTTTCAATAATACTTTTAAAAGTTTGCAAAGGATATTCGTTTAAACCCTTAAATTGTGATATGATTTCAAGGCCTTCTCTTCTTATGGTTCTAAGATCTTCTTTACTTGGTTCTGTAATGTTATCGGATTGTTGAATATGAAATGTATGCAAAAAATCTAATCCAGCATTTCCACAAAACAAAAGAACACTCTCTTCT